CTCTTGCCGACCTTAATCGGTCCGCCACTGATGCTACCCTAAAACTGGCTAGGCCCGCAGCCCTGAGGTTAATCCGTGATTCCTAATTTTCACGGCGTATCTCTCGTGCTAACGGTAAGTCAAGTAGGATGCTACAGTGTCCAGTTGCGTTGTCAGGCCTCAGTGTGCCTGCATCGTCTGGAGAGAGCTAGGTTGTGGTGGGTAGTCGAGGTCCCTTCGGGGCCTTCACTGTCATGGCGAAATGCCAGACAGTTCCTGGTTAGTTAATCTAATCAGGTGATGAAGCAGTTAACAGTCTACGGTAACAATTATCCGAGACTGGTCCGTAGCTTTCCACTTCGAGGATCGACCAAAATGACTACTCCAGCGAGAAATGTATCCCAGACTTTTCAGGGCCAGGGCCAACACTGCTATCAGCAGATTAAGCCCACCCTGCAGTCTAGGTTTTGTACATCTATCACTGGGACGTATCGTTGGTTCGATGATGTTCGTCCCCAAAGCGGTAACGCTTTGATGGCAGACGGGTTCCGACAGTGTCGGGCCTGGTACCATTTCGGCGGTGACATTGTGATGCCTGGTGTTAGTTGTTCTTACACCATGTATTACCTTAATGGCTCCGTCGTTCACAGGGACATCTCGAATGGCTTTTGGATAACGGCTCCGCCGTCTCCACTTGCACCAAGCGGCAATATGATTAATGCCACACTGGTGAAAGCCCTCAAAAGGTTGAAGTCACAAGACCTACATTTGGGGAACTTCCTTGCGGAAGGTAATAAGACAGTAGCCATGTTAGGGAACACTGCGTTCTATATCGCCCGCCAAGTTCTGTCGTTCCGGAGAAGATTCCCGGACCTATGGAACGAGGTGAAGCGTGTCGAGCGTGGTGGTTTACCCAAGCGTGACTGGTGCCTTATCCCCAATAAGTGGCTAGAGCTTCAATACGGCTGGATCCCGCTCCTGTCTGATCTGTACGGAGGTATGCAACATCTCCAACGGCGTAGTAGATTCGAGTTACCTTATGTAAAGGCCTCGGCTACCTCACCTACCAACACAGTTACCCATGGTGAAATTGGGGCTGATTGGGGTCCTGGAGATTTATGGCGTGCTTCCCTCATTTGGGAGAGCAAGCAGAAGGTTTGGATCAATATGTATTACAAGATCACAAATCCTCAACTTGCGGAACTCTCCTCGCTGGGTCTTATCAACCCAGTGGAGATAGTGTGGGAACTAGTACCTTACTCCTTTGTTGTTGATTGGTTGGTCCCGGTGTCAGACTGGCTTTCTGCCCTAACGGCAGACGTTGGGATGACATTTGTAACGGGGTCACAGTCAACTAAAGCAGAGTGTAAGTTTAAATCTGCTTCATTTTATGCGTACCCTGGTAACGTCCAGAAAATTGAAGGTTCTGGACCAGGTCTCCCGACATTTTCGGGGTCCCGACGTGATTTTCGTCGTACCTGTTACGCATCGTCACCCGTCCCCGGACTCTACGTTAAGAGCCCAGTAAGCCTGAAGCACGCGCTAAATGGTTTAGCACTGTTACTTCAGGCCTTCCGTTAGGATAATATCCATGCCTGCACAGAGTTCGATAACTCTGAACACCAAGGTCTACACCCCTCGCGGTACCCAACAGGGTATCTCTACGTGGGGCTTGACCGGTGACGCCTCTTTTGGCGGAGCCGTATCTCAGGTAACTGAGAGTGTTAGGGGACCCTTGAGTGACGGTAAGTACCGCACTCGCTGGGTCGTTTCCATTCCCAAGGCAGCGACGGTTGACTCAGCGTGTGCCTGCGTCGGTCAGAATCTGGGAACAGGCAAGGCGGATATCGTTATCGATATTCCGACGAGCTTTACCCAGGCTGAGCGCCAGGACTTCGTCGATCGGATTCAGGCTTTGGTTGCGCTTTCCGTCTTTGACGTCAGCGTTGCCACACCTGAAGGGTCGTGGTCCTAATCAGACCATTTAGAACCTCTTAATCGAGGGGAACCCTTAAAGCCCTATCTGGGAGAAATCCCCAGGGCTGTATCCTTCATTGCATAGGAATCCTACAATGACGACGAAGCTGAGTGACTGTTTAGCCGAAGGTGTGGTCCCTAGTATCCTCAGTGGACTGGGGTCCGTTGGTCTTCACGTCAGAGACTTGTTTCTGGCCGGTAAACATAATGAGATAATTGGGCTCTCTGTGGACCCTAAAGAGTTCACAGATCCTGGTGACTTTCATCGTGCG